ATTGTTTTCGATCTACCAATTCGGGCGGCTGTGGCGAGATTAGAGAATAGACCCCTTGATGCAATTGAAAGAAATATCTTGTTTTTGGAGAGGGTGAGGTGGGGTTATTTGGACATTGCCAAAAGATACAAATACCACCTTATTAATTCCAATCAGTCATCTGAGTTGGTGTTCAATAAGGTGGTAAATCGGGTGTTGCAGGCCTTGGAAATTGAGAGTTTAGTTAAGGTATAAATAAAGCAGGGTATTTTGCAACCCTGCTTTATATTTAAACTATTGTTAACTCCACTCCTCTAACTCCAATTCTTCCCCTACAAACTCAGGGAACTGATTGTAAAATTTTGTCAAGGCTTCTAACTCATTTAGAGCGTCTAAATAATACCCTTGACGGTCTTCTTTTTTGGCTGCGGTCTTGATGCGAGTAATGCGATAAACCATGATATTCTCCTATTTAGTTAATGAAAATTTAGTTAATGAAAATTTGCTTGTTGATTAATAGAACGCTTTGAGCCGTTAACACAGGGGATTCATTGTGTTTAAACACAAATGAGTTGTATTTATAAGGGTTGTAAGTAACGGCTTGATTGCAGTTTTTCACTGCGTCAGTCAACGTTCCAACAACGTAAGCATGGACATTTTTGCGTTGCTCTCTGATAACCCGTTGCCGTCCGGCTTCAGAAACTTTGAACGTACCATTGGTTAATTTAACTTCTGTTTCGTGGGCTATAACCCGCCCCTTATTTTCGCCCTCTAATGCGACGACTGAAAACATCTTTTTATGAAGATTGAAATAGACTTTAACTTTCATGGTATATTCCTTAAATTAATTGAAAATGATTGACTTGAGAGCAAGTAGGGTGGCTGCCTTACTTGCTTAACTTTTAACCTTCTACATTTATAACTGTACCCCAGTTATTTTAAAATGTCAACCCCCTCACTCAACTTTTTTGTAAAGAATTATGTCGCCCGTTGCGACCGCCTCCAGAAATTCAGTCCACGCGGGTTCTGCTGATTCCCGTCTCCAATAACGATAACCCATGCCGATGACGAGGGTTTTTAATTTTTCCCTATCTTCTGGCTTGAGTCTGGCTTTGATTTCTTGCCTATGTTCGTGGGGCCTCATAAAAAATCCTATGTAACTATTCACCAGTTATAACAGATTATGGGGATTATTCACCATCTGGAAATAAATCTGGCAACGACGGGCGGTGGATCGTGGATCTAAAAAGCCGAATCCCTTACAGAATCCGGCTTTTACCCTTATATAGTAGGACTTTTGGGAGTTTGGGAACCTGAGATCCCAATTGTTGATCAATCAAATGCTCCTGATTCCCAATATTGTTTCGCAGCTTCCCACTGTTCAGAAGTAGCAGCGATATGGACTTGATGCCCAATATCTGCAAGTTTGGCTTTGTGATGATTGACGAGAACACCACATAAAGATATCCCATCAACTTGTTTTAATCCCAAACTATTGATCAGAGCATCCATAGTTTCAAGAGTTTTTAATCCGAATCCGTGGGGGTCGTAGGAGGTTTGATTTTCTCCCGTACCGTCCGCCCTCCAATATCGGGCGTGTAGTAGTTTCTCATTCATAAAGTTTCTACTTCCACAACTTGCGCTTTCCATCCCTTACGGGTCAATGCCAGAGCGTCTCTCGCCGCGACTTCGTTGTCTTTGTATGTGATAAATTCGTCATCGGGATGGACGGCTAAAAAGTCCGCACCTACACCTCCAGCATACAAACCTTCTGTGACTTGACCGTTGTAACGATTCCACAGCTTGACTGCAAATTTTAGCGTCATTGTTTTTTCCTTATATCGTTAACTTTTGCGCGGATTTAAGGCGATCGCACCCAGCCCATAAACTAAATACAGGAAACACATTTTCCATTAATGACAGCGACGTTATAACCACACTCATAACAGTAATCTGGAAACTCTTGTCGCAGTATGGGTGTTTTCTTTGCTGTTTTTGGTTTGGACATTACCTGCCAATTTCCATCGTTTTCTCTTACAACATAAAGAAGATTGTTTATCTCCACTTGATAACGTAGTCCTGTCAGGCTTTTAGCTAAACCCAAAGATTCTAATTGTTTTAATTTTTCCCAGATATCCGAAAATCCTCCGTCAATAATGCCACCCCATGATGCCTTTGAAGATTTTTGTACTATTTCCGTCATTATCTTTGTGGAGTCAAAAGAAGCGTTGGACTCTGTGCTACTCATCTGAATATCCCAAATAGTTAACTGTATTGGTGGTTTCTCCACAATCTCCACCGCTTTCAAGAATTCCAACCGACCCTCAAGTTGAGTCAATTCAAAACCCCAACGCCGGATCAAAGACCGGACATTGGGGAATTTTTGAATCAAGCTATTCAATTGGCTAATTCTTTTGGAAAGTTGGTCGGCGGTTGTGGAGTTTTTCATATTTTACGCCCGATTTAACGGCGGCGTCCCTGTTTTGCTTATACTAAAATATTGTAGCTACAAAATCAAAATATGTCAACCCCTAAATCAAAAAAACTTTTTAACCGCCCAACCGTTGTCAGGGTGAGGGTTTCAGAAGTTGAGAGGGAGAGGATAGAGGCGATCGCATCCTCAAGAAATCTATCCCTCTCGGAATTGATAAGGTATTGGATCAACAATAATGGGTGATCATCCCATCTTGAGTATCAAATTAGTCAAGAGCAAAAGCAATCGTCAACCTTGATAACTTCGATCTCGACACAAAGGGCTTTTAATCGCTCATAAGCCACCACCGGATCGGCTTCAAAATCAACCGGACTAGATCCGTCCATCGGCAAGTCTGACACCGCCCCCAATGGCTCATAAGCCCTTGATTTATTATTCCAAAAAAATACTCGGTTAATATGTCGCTCTACTGCTTCTGGGGTTTCCAGGAAACAATAGATCAACCCCGTAACAATGGCTTGCCGGACATCCGTTCTAAATCGCCGTTTATCGAGTTTGACTGTCCACAATTCGGTCAATAGTTCCTCGTCGGTGGCAGCATCGTACCAGAGACATTCACAAGAGAATGTGTGGAGGTCGTTGGCATGAATTTTTTGGGCGGGTTGAAATCCTTTTTTAGCGGGTTTGGTTTTGGCTTTAGTTAATGTTTTCATGGTTAGTTAATTGATTTTAAGATTGCTAAACCTAATTCTTTAGCCAATAACGGAGGCACGGCGTTTCCTATTATTTGTTGGCTTAAAGATTTGGATTCTGGGAATTGATAGGAGTCGGGGAAAGTCTGAAGCCGTGCCGTCGCTTTTTGACTAATTCGTTTAATTTGGCTTCCCTGCACGATGTCCGCCCAGTGGGTCGAAACATCCTTCATAGCTCGAATTGTTGGGCAGGGTTTGTTCTGCGGAGTCGGGAGAATATTCTTGATGCAAGCGCCTGCTCGGGGGATTAACAGGATAGGAGAATGCGAGTTAACATGACCACTCACAATAGTAAAACTTGGATCGTTTGACTCCCGAACTGTAGCCTGTCTAATGAGTTGTTTCCCAATATCAATCAAGGCTTTTTCTGGTAAATAACCCAGTTCATTCAGTCGCTTAATCTGCCAGTCTGCAAGCTCACAATCACTCATCTCAGGGATTAAATCAGCAATAGCTTGATACCATCCCTTTTTAGGCTTTGATTCAGGAAAATATGGGAGGGGTTGATCGTTTTTGACTGCCCACATGATTAACCGCTTCCGGTTTTGCGGAACCCCATAATCCGCCGCGTCAAGAATTAACCAATGGTAGCGATATCCACAATCAATTAGCGATCGCAATATCGCCTCAAAAGTCGGTGATTTTGAATATCCTGGTACATTCTCAAGAACCACCCATCGAGGAGACAATGTTGCAATATAATCACAGCAATAAAGCCCCGCATCTTTATCTTTATGGTCAGGAATATCACCACGCCGCGCCATTGAATATTGCTGGCATGGGGGACTCATCCAAAGCAAATCAACCCGTTCCATGAGATGAGTGCGAATTTCACCGACGCAAGAATTAAATATTTTAGTATTAGGGAGATTTACCTGGGCAACTTTAGCAATTTTAGGATCTCGCTCAACTCCCCAAATAGACTTAAATCCTGCTGACTCTAGGCCTAAATCTGCGCCACCACCGCCTGTAAATAATGTTGCAAATGTTAACATTAGAAATCCTCCTCTTCCCACAGTTGATCAACCCATTTATCGTAATCAACCTCGAATGATTCAAGGGTCTTATAATCTTTGGGTTCCGGTGTTTTTAAGTCTGTCATGCTACCTCCTCAACAAGAATGTCTTTTGCCAATAAGATCAATCCCCTTGAGGATATTTGGTTTAATTTTTCCCACCCAGCACACTGAAAACAATAGCCAGGATTTGTTGATTGAATTTTTTTGGGGTGAACATAGGTAAATTTTCTGGTTGATCCATAACGTTCATCCCATGCTTTTTCAGCTTTGAGAATGATTTCAGAGGACTTAATTGTTGATTCGTTCCGAAAAAGAATGCAACAAACCCCCGTTTGATTATCCTTTCGATATTTCTGTACATTCCAAACAAACAACCAACGCCCCATAGGTTCCAGCAAAATCAATCTTTTTCCAGGCGGGGTAAATCTTTTTTGACAAATATTGCCTCGCCAAATTCGAGAATAATGACGATTAGCAATATCGGCAGCCAATGGGTTGCCGTCACGGACGACAACAAAATCATCAAAAGGAAGATACATTTGCATTAGAAACCCTCCTCAACAATTGTTAAGCCACAGCCGGGGAGGATTAAACTGGGATTGTTTGAAGCCATTAATTCAACCATTCCAGATGGTAAACAACGCCGGACTATTAATGTCATGCTGTCTAAATTTCTGTCAGTAGTTTTGACGCGATCGCCTTCTTTAAAAACGTAATCACCCAACAATATTTGTTCCCCCCTGACCATCCGAACAAATAACTTTATTTTGTCCGAGTCTAGGGATTCTCGGACTCCACCCCATGCCCATTCAATTGTTATTTTATTTCTTCGACAATTAACAATCCGCCCAATATATCGAGGGTCGCTTTTAAGTTGGGCAATATCGGTTTTTTTGAATGGACTTGAATCGGAAACTTCCTCAAAATCTAGGGTTTCCGATCTATGTAAATTCCCTGTTTTTTCGTTAGTTATTTGACAGGTTTGTTTTATTGAATTAAATCCCTCAACCCGCCAAGCTGTTCCCTTAATTAAATAGTTTGGGCGGTGTTTGTGAGGGTCAATTTCTACCCAGTCACCGACTTTTAAAAGTCTTTCAATTATCTTCTTGGTTGCTGCGGTCATGGCGTTAATTAACCTCTTTTTTTGTATTTTCGGGTCGGTGTTTCTAGGGCTTTCTTTAGTGACCAACCCCGTTGAAGTCTTTGAGCAAAATATTGGAGGGTCATCGGGGGGTTTTGGTTTTGGTAAATCCATTCAACGGTATGTTGTCTTCCCCTGAAATAATAGGTTTTAAAAATGGGATTAGGGGGGATGATTTTGTCTTTAATCTCCTGGATTCTTTCTTCCGACAGTGGTTCGATTTTGTATCTGCCATAAGTTAGTGGTTTAATGATTCCAAACTTAAGAAACCGTTTTATTCTGGTGTTTGCGTTTGGAATATTCAAATTAAACTTATCGCGCATTTCTTGAACTTTAAAGGAAGTTTTACCTTGTCTCTGTTGTTCGTAAAACCAATTGATAATACTTCCTAAGTCTTCCCAACCAAGTCTATCCATTAGTCGTCAGAGTTTAAAGGTTGTACCGAAAACTGTTACTTCCTTGTTTATTAGTAGTAACATTGCTATTGCTTTGGATAATTTAACAACGTTTTTCGCTGTTTCTTTGGTGTGAAAAAGAATGGTGTCACCTTTTTCGGAAACTACCTGACCACACTCGCGCAACTCTTTGTTAAATCTGGATGTCCCTGGCTCGAGTTCGCGCAATTTTAATTCATAAAGTTGTAGTGGTACATGGAATTCAAGAAATGCAATCAACTCATCTCGTTTTGTTGAATTTTCCATTTAACTCTCCTAGTTAGACCTCGCTAAATTTTTAAATTGGGTAAATTGAGAATCAAATAATAACTTGACCGTTCCGGTGGGGCCGTTGCGATGTTTGGCTAAAATTAACTCTGCAATTCCCTCGTCCGAAGTGTTAGGATTATAATAATCATCTCGATAGATCATCATTACTAAATCCGCATCCATCTCAATACTTCCCGACTCCCTCAAATCCGATAACATTGGGCGTTTATTAGTGCGCTGTTCAACGGCACGACTCAACTGAGATAAGGCAACTACAGGAACGTTTAAATCTTTTGCCATTCCCTTTAATCCCCGTGTAATTCTTGACAATTCTTGCACCCGATTATCACTTCCTCCGTCCATTAATTGCAGATAATCTATTAGGATTAATCCTAATTTTCCATCGTTTTCGGCTTGCAATTTTTGGGCTTTTTTCTTGATTTCGTTAACTGTTGGATTCGAGGTGTCGTCAATAAAAATCGGTAATTCTGCTAAGGAACTAATTGCGGTTGTCAAAGGTTCCCATTCCTCTTGCTGAATGTTTCCCGAACGAATGCGGGTACTTTCAATTTTGGTTTCGCTCGATAATAGTCTTTGGACTAATTGACCTTTGGACATTTCTAAACTGAAGACCGCGACGGGTAACCCTTTTTTGGCAATGTTATATCCAAAATTTAAAGCCAAACTCGATTTGCCCATTGCAGGTCTTCCTGCCACAATAATTAAGTCGGTGTGTTGGAATCCTCCAGTCATAGCATCGAGGTCATAAAATCCAGAGGGAACGCCGGGGGGAATCTTGCTTTCGCTCCGGTCTTCAATTTCTTGAAAGGTATCAATTAAAGTTTCACCAATTGAAACTAAACCCTGTTGTGATTTTGATTGGGAAATATTAGCAATTTGTTCCTCTGACTTTTGGAGAATTGTCTCTAAAGGTTGACTGGTATCTTCTGCTAATTCAATAATTTTATGGGCAGATTCAATCAGGTTTCTTCGAGTTTGCTTATCGGCAATTAACAGCCCGTATTGATCAATATTAACTGCTGAAACTGTGCGGTCTAATAATTGGGTTAACCCTAGTTGTCCCCCGGCTTTTTCAAGTAATTTCTGATCGGATAACCAGGTAGTGACGGTCATTAAATCCGTGGTTATTCCCTCGGAATGTAATGCTAAAGCTGCTTTGTAGATTGTTTGATGCGATCGCAGGGAAAAAGATTTAGCAGTTAGCGAGTCTGCAACTCGCCCCATAGCTTCGGGGTCTAAGAGAATCGCTCCCAAAACGGCTTGTTCTGCCTCAACATTTTGCATGATTATTGTTTCCATTATTTCGCTCCATTTAAGTTTTTATTCATTTTTGTGGCGATCAGGTTATTTAGAAATTCCTGATTTTTTACCCGTTGTTCCTCCGAAATTTGTGGCTTGAGGTGAGAGGGTTTAAATTCAATTTGCTCACGGGGGATGATCACAACCGGGCGCTCAAATTCTTTGGGGGGGGATTGCCAATATTTTTGGACGTGGGTTTGAAAGCTGAAACTCAAGCCTTGAAGTGTGGCGTTAGGGAGTGATCCGAGGTAGGACATCCCACCAAGTTGAGTGATCGCGTACTGGGTAGCGTCATCCAAGTCGGCTAAGGAATTATTAGCGATCGCCTCCAAGGTTTTTGCCCATCGGTCTAGGATTGCGGCTTTATCGCTCCCCTTGGCTAGTTCGACTAATTCCTTGGCTGATAGGTCGTGGTTGCACCCGTAGTTGATGAGCGCCCGATCAACGGCTAACTCTAATTCCTGTTCTGATAGGTTTTCCGAGAAGTGGACACACCACGCCTTGAGAGTCCGTGGGGACAGGTTTTGCAGGGCGGTGAAGTGAGCTTGAAGGTCTTGGATCTGTTTTGTCAAAAAGTTGATGTCCATGTTTAACCTGCCTTTTTGGTTTGTCGGGCTTCGATTTCTTTTTGGGCTTCTAATGCCCAATCGGGGAGTACATCGGATCGAACTTGCGGGGTTTGGCGTTCCATCCAGCGATCACTAAATTCCATCAAATGTCTACCGTAGTTGGATAGTAGGGTTCTCAGTCCCAGATTCCCTTGATTACGGAACCAACCAAACTTGGTAGTCGGATCGTTGATTTCTTTTAAGGCATTCTCTAAGCGCGTCAAAAATGCCTCTAAATCGCCTTGAAAGTTCTCAGACGATAAAAGACTATCTACCATCACTCTGATATCCCTGTGAAGGTTGTTAACGGGCAACCAGGCGCTAGGTTTATTGGATTGGTATATCTCAACGATCCGGGCTTGATGTTCCTTTTTGTGAACACTATAAATTGGTGTCGGCGCGGCGGATATCTGATCCTCGGATAAAATGCTTTTTTGTTCAGGTGCGCCCTGTTGTATGGCTTGAGGAGGTTCAACTGGTTTGGGGCTGCGTTCTTCTCCCCCTCTGGTCAAGTTCTCCCCCTCCCCCTCCTGAGAGAAAAATCCGGTTCCCCCCTTGGGGGTTAGGGGGTCTTTTATTGATAAGTCATTAATTAATTCGTCATTGGTATATCTATTATTAGTCTGTGACGGTTTGTCCGTGATGGTTTGTCCGTGACGGTTTGTCCGTTGTGGTTCCATAACGGATTGTCCGTTATGGTTCCATGCAGGACAATCCGTTGTGGTTGACTTTCTGGAATTAGCTCGAATAGCAGCCGGACTGGAAGGTGTAGCGATCTTTGCTTTATCTTCCTCGGTCATTTCTTTGAGGTAATCTTCCTTGAGTTGGGGGTGCTCAAAGACGATATATTGAGAGTTCATTAGCCCGTCAGCCTCCCGATATCGAAGGTAAATCAGATATCCTTCGGCATGGAGTTCGGCCAGCCCACTCAGTACAGAGTCACGACCATCGGTTTTAGATTTAGCAAGGTGACTGACATTGATCTGCCAGTCAGGGGGATGACTGATTAAAAACGCCCATAGCCCGGTAGCCTTATAACTCAGATTTGAATCTCGAAGTCCGGCGTTATCAATAAGCGAGTAATTTTTCTTATGTTTCTCGATTGAAATAATTCCGTTTTCGATTGGCTTGCGATCGCGTTTCATACACCCCCCACTTCCCACTTACTGGGATGAACCAAGATATAGTTTTCCGTTTCGATATCACCGATAATTAAACCGAGCTTAATTAGCTCGCGTAACGCAAGTCTTGTCTGCGTTTTTCCAGATGCGCGTCGTCTGGAAAAACATTTCGCCGTTATCTGATCGACGGTTGGAAACGCATCCTGTTGAATGACGTGGCAAATAATATTGAAATAAACTCTGAATGCTTCGGGCGACATTCCAATGTCATCCAATTCTTCTGAAATTGAAATCTTCATATTTTCCTCAAAATTTTTAGGGAAAATGATGATCAGCTTCTTCGATCATCTCCCCGTTTAGGCTGTTGTTCCGACGGGGAATTTTCCCCGATTTTCTGTGATGATTCGCAGAAAAATAAACAATTTATGACTGCGAAAATTGCTAGACTGATTGCGATTTTTTTCATTTCATTATTTAGGAAACCAAAGGGAATGCTTGAATCTTCCCTCTGGTTAATAGGTGTTCTACAATCTGCCCGTTCAATTTCATCCCATAGGCATTTTTCCTTTCCGTGTTTTTCCCTTACTATTTACAGAGCCGATCCGTCCAGGGAAGGCTTGTTGTTTCAGGGGTGCAGGAATCTGGTGATTTGGTCTTGCCAGATTCCTACAATATTGCTATGTTAGAACAAAAAGGTAGTAATGTCAATACTATACCGAAAGATCAAGAAGAGGAGATTATGATTCCATATAACTGTATTGTCCAAATTGCTTGGGATAAGGACGTTGGGACTAGATTGCAAGATGTAAGAAATGCCAAAAACATATCGCAAAAAAAACTTGCAACCCTTACGGAGCCAACGGTTTCCTTTGACACAATCCTCAAATGGGAACAGGGAAAAGTTGCATCTGTTAGTCGTGAAAGATTGGATTTTGTTTTAAAGACCCTCGGTGCTGATATCCGAGACCTGTTCCCTACCGTGACAATCAAGTCCTTTAGTCAGAAGCGATGAGAGTGATTGTCGATTGTAACCGCATAAGCTAAATGCCTTTCTGTACAAGCCTTGCCGCCAATACCTAAACTTCTTTTTGTGTAGTAACAAGAATTTTTCCGAAACCCCTTGACATAGTAATTAGATTACTATAAGATTGTAGGTACAAAGCCAAAAGCGGTCAGCACCCGACTACAACATCAGTGCCAACCGCTTAGGGATAAAACCCAATCAAAAACTATGATAGCAACATTTTCTAATCAAGTCCAGTCCCCCGCATTAAAAG